ACTCAAACTGATGTTCAGTATGCAGTGGCTACAGTAACCTTTAAGTATGCTCTTTATAAAATCTCTAGATATGAACCTGGATGAAATTCAAAAACTTTGGGAAGAAGATTCAAAAATCGATCAAGATAATCTTCACACAGAATCAACGAAGATTCCAAGTCTTCATGCAAAGTACTACAAGATTTTCAACAACATCCTAACTTTAAAAAAAGCTCAGGAAAATAAATACAAAATTTTAAAAAAAGAAAAGTGGCAATATTACACTGGAAAAGCCGAACCAGAAGTTTATGTAGAAAAACCATTTGATCATAAAGTCCTCAAACCGGACCTAGATAAGTATATGGATGCAGATCAAGAGTTAATTACATGTTTGACAAAAATTGAATATTATCAAATGATGTTAAATTATTTGGAAAGTATTTTAAAAACAATTTTAAATAGAACTTATCAAATAAAGAATGCTATAGAGTGGTCTAAATTTATTGCAGGATATAGTTGAAATATGGCTGATATCGTAATCTCAAAAAAGAATGAAGTATTCCTAAAAATAGAATCAGAACCACATATCTATCAGGAACTTTCTGAACACTTTACTTTTGATGTACCTGGAGCAAAGTTTATGCCCCAGTACAGAAGCAAATATTGGGATGGTAAAATTCGTCTGTTCTCAACACATACTGGAGAAATCTATGTCGGTCTTCTTGACAAGGTAGTTTCTTGGGCAAAAAAATGTAACTATCAAGTCGAGTTTAAGAATAATAAGTTCTATGGAACTCCTTTAGAAGAGAATGAAATGATCTCTTATGAAGGTGTCAAAGATTACATGACTCGTATCTCCAAACATAAACCAAGAGATTATCAAGTAGATGCAGTTTATGATGCACTGAGATATAATCGTAAACTTTTAATATCTCCAACTGCATCAGGTAAGTCATTGATGATTTACTCTATTGTTAGATACTTTGCAGAAAGAGATCAAAAGATCCTTCTAGTGGTTCCTACAACCTCTCTGGTTGAACAAATGTTTAAAGACTTCCAGGACTACGGATGGAACGCAGAGGACTATTGCCACCGCATATACAGTGGTCGTGAGAAGAGTAATGAATCTCCTGTTGTTATTACTACTTGGCAGTCAATCTATAAACTACCCAGAACATTTTACGATTCATTTAATGTAGTTATCGGAGACGAAGCTCATCAGTTTAAATCCAAATCTTTAGTTGGAATTATGACAAAAATGGATAATACCAAATATAGATTTGGTTTTACTGGTACTCTTGATGGCACTCAAACACATAAATGGGTATTAGAGGGTTTATTTGGCCCATCTTATAAAGTAACTCAAACTAAAGAGTTAATTGATAAAGGACATCTTTCCAAACTTCAAATTAAAATTATTATTCTCAAGCATAATCCACAACAATTTGAAAATTTTGAAGATGAAATTCAATTCATTATCGGACATCCAAAACGAAATAATTTTATTAAAAATTTAGCTTTAGATTTAAAAGGAAATACTCTTATACTTTTCTCTAGAGTTGAAACTCATGGACAACCTTTATATGAATCAATAAATAGCTCTGCTAAAGATGGTCGTAAAATTTTTTATGTGCATGGTGGAGTAGATGCAGAAGAAAGAGAATTAGTCCGAGAAATCACTGAAAGAGAACAGAATGCAATTATTGTGGCTTCATACGGAACTTTTAGTACAGGAATTAACATTAAAAATTTGCATAATGTTATTTTTGCTTCACCAAGTAAATCAAGAATCCGAAACCTTCAATCAATTGGAAGAGTTTTAAGAAAAGGCGACAACAAGACTCAAGCTGTACTATACGATATTGCTGATGATTGTACTTGTAAATCAAGAAAAAATTATACACTAAATCATTTAATAGAAAGAGTCAAAATTTATAATGAAGAAGATTTTAACTACGAATTTGTTCAAGTTAATTTAAAAGAATAATGGAAGAAGATTTTTATGCAGTTATTAAATTAATATCGGGAGAAGAAATATTTTCCATTGTATGTCCCTCAGAAGAAGAGGGAAGAACAATGTTAATATTAAACAATCCCGTTGTAATAGAAGTTGTTGTTATGAAACAAATTGGAATGCAAGGATATAAAATAGATCCTTGGCTCAAATTTGCCGATGATGATACATTTTTACTTGACATGGAAAAGGTTATGACGATCAGTGAAGTTCGTGATTCTGATACTATTGAAATGTATCACAAATTTATAAAACAAAGAGAAAGCAAAAACTCAAAAAATCCCTTGACTCCAGAAATGGGATACCTCTCTTCTGTGTCTGAAGCAAGAAAAAGATTAGAAAAACTTTATAAAGGCCAAGATATTAAAGAATTCTAGTCTTTGAAACTCCACAGAGTCATTATAAAGCTATTGCGGGGTCTTGTCAAGAGTTGATTGTAATGTTATAATAAGAACAATTAATACAAATAGGAACTCATGAAATGCAGGCACCAAAAAGAAAAAGATCAGAACATTATGTAAACAACAAAGAATTTTTAGAAGCTATATGTGAGTATAAAAGGAAAATTAAAGTAGCTGCTGAACGAGGAGATCCAAAACCTCGTATTACCAATTATCTTGGTGAGTGTTTTCTAAAAATTGCAACACATTTATCATACAAACCAAACTTCGTCAACTACATGTTCCGCGAAGATATGATTTGTGATGGCATTGAAAACTGCGTTCAGTATATTCACAATTTTAATCCAGAGAAATCTTCTAATCCGTTTGCTTATTTTACTCAGATTATTCACTACGCATTTTTGAGAAGAATTCAAAAAGAAAAGAAACAAATGGAAATTCGTTCCAAGATTATTGAAAGGTCAGGATATGATGAAGTATTTACTGTAGATGATGACTATGGAAACGCTTCCGACTATAATAGTATTAAAGATTCTATTCAAACAAAAATGTATCAATGACATTAATTGCTTGTGTGACTGACACCCATTACGGGGCCAGAAAAGGTAGTAAAACCTTTCATGATTACTTTAAAAAGTTTTATGAAGACATCTTTTTTCCCGAATTGGAAAAGAGGAATATCAAACATTGTATTCATTTGGGTGATGCATTTGATAATCGTAAAAGTGTTGATTTCTGGGCTCTGAATTGGGCAAAGGAAAATGTTTATGATCGTTTCCGAGATTTGGGAGTTGAAGTCTACCAAATTGTAGGAAATCATGATGCATATTATAAAAATACCAATGAAGTCAACTCCATTGAGTCCCTGTTAAGAGAGTATGACAACATTGTTCCTATTTCTAGCCCTGGTGAGTATGAAGTTGCAGGTTTAAAAACATTCATGATTCCGTGGATTTCTCCTGAGAATCGTGAAGAAACTTTAGAGAAACTTTCTAAAACTAAAGCGAAAGCCGCATTTGGACATCTTGAACTTCAAGGATTTAGTGTTTATCCTGGTAATGTTCAACAACATGGAATGGAGTCAAATGTTTTTGATAACTTTCAAATCGTTTGTTCGGGACATTATCACACTCGTTCAAATGATGGTAAGATTTTTTATCTTGGAAATCCGTATCAACTTTACTGGAACGATGTAGACGATAAAAGAGGATTTAATTTCTTTGATACTGAAACTTTTGAATTAGAGTTTGTTAACAACCCCTATACCATGTTTCAAAGAATTTATTATGAGGATCAAAATCCAAAACTTTTTAATACGGAACCATATAAAGATAAGATCGTAAAGATTATTGTTCGCAAAAAATCTGATCAACTTCTTTTTGAAAAGTTTGTAGATAAGATTTATAAGACAGGAGTTGTAGACATTAAAATTGTTGAAAACTTTGAAGTCAATGATGATGATGTAGATTTTGATCAAGAAAAAATAGAGGATACGATCACCATTTTAAATAAATATGTTGAAGACTCTGATTTTGACTTAGATAAAGAAAAAGTTAAAACACTTTTGAGAGAGATCTACCAAGAAGCCTGCGAAGTAGAATAATATGTACATGATCACGCCACATGGAGATGAAGACGGTGCATACGCTGTAGCGGATACCTATGGCGAAAAAACACTTTATTTTTTTCAAGATGAAGACGATGCAGAAAGATTTGCTGGTCTTTTAGAAGCTGATGATTATCCTGAAATGGAAGTTGTAGAAGTTGATCCAGAACTTGCAATAAAGACTTGCCACCAGTATAATTACAAGTATGCGATTATTTCCTCTGACGACTTTGTAATTCCTCCAAGAACAACATAGAATGTTATCAGTATATCAACATTGGGATCCTCTGGAAGTATGTGCAGTTGGTCGCAGTTATCCGCCCGAATTTTATAGTTATATAAAAAACCCAAAAGTTCGTTCAGTAATGGAACGAATAGCCATAGAAACAGAAGAAGATTATCAAAAATTGATATGTTTGTTGGAATCTTTTAACGTTACTGTATTAAGAAACGATATTTCCGATAACAACGAAGATCATTTTTGGGCAGGACATTATTCTCCTCCGCCGATGACTCCTAGAGATCATACAATTATGATAGGTGAAACTTTTTTTATGCCTGGAGAAAATTATGGGTTGGGGTGGTTTCCATTTGATTATCTTGGTGTTTTTGCAGATGAACTTAATTTAATTGAACAAAAAAAACTAACAATAGATGAAAAAGAAAAGGTTTCAAAGTCAATTCAAGAAAAATTGCAAATATTCCCAGAGTATGAAAGAAAGTCCGTTTTTAATCAATTAAAACAAAGCATTAGATCAATTAATCATAATCCATTGAGAACTTTTCCAAATAATAAAAAATTTAATACGTTTTCAAGTATTGAAAAATTTATAAAACAATCTGGTAATAAAATAGTTTATGATAAGTATATCAATGCTGCTACGACCACTAGAGTTGGAAAAGATTTATACTTTGGAACAGTAATTAAAGATGAGAAGGAGGAGTCTGTAGTAAATCATATTGAATCTGTAAAAGAATATTTGCCTTCTTACGTTAGATTTCATATTGTTAATCCAGACACTCATAGTGATTCTAATTTTGTTCCGGTAAAACCAGGACTAATTATAAGTTTGGAAAGAGATATAAATTATCAAAAAACTTTTCCTGATTGGGAAGTTGTATATTTAAAAGATCAAAGTTGGAATATGGTTGAGCCCTTTTTAAAACTTAAACAAAAAAATAAAGGTAAGTGGTGGGTTCCTGGAGAAGAATCTAATGATGACTTTACTGATTTTGTGGAAACTTGGTTAAAAGATTGGGTTCTTTATGTTGAAGAAACTGTTTTTGATGTTAATATGTTAGTTATTGACGAATTCAATGTGGTGTGTAATAATTATAACAAAGATGTTTTTAATGCTTTTGAACGTCATGGAATTACTCCGCATCTCGTAAATTTTCGTCACAGATATTTTTGGGACGGTGGACTTCATTGCATCACTAGTGATTTAAGTAGAAGAGGAATACTACAAGATTATTTTCCAGAGAGAAATAAAAATGATTATTTTTGATAAAATTCGTTGGCGTAATTTTCTTTCCACTGGGAATCAATTTACAGAAGTAAATTTTCAAGACGCTCAAACAAACCTAATTGTTGGAACGAATGGTTCCGGTAAGAGCACCATCTTGGATGCTCTTACTTTTGTGTTGTATAATAAACCATTTCGCAAGATTAATAAGCCTCAACTCATTAACTCTGTGAATGAGAAAGATTGTCTTGTAGAAATTGAATTTACGATTGGCAATAAGAATTATAAGGTAGTAAGAGGAATTAAACCGAACATCTTTGAGATTTGGATTGATGGTAAAGTTCAGGATCAAGATTCTGCAGCTCAAGACCAACAGAAGAAACTTGAGGAAGGTATTCTTAAACTTAACTATAAGTCTTTCACGCAGACAGTCATTCTCGGATCTGCAACTTTCGTGCCATTTATGCAGCTGACTTCTTCACATCGTAGAGAAATTGTTGAAGATCTTTTGGACATCAAAATCTTTTCTACAATGAATAATATTCTCAAAGAGAGAATGCGTAGAACAAATGAACTCATTCGTGAATATTCAATCAAGAAAGATATGATTGAAGATAAGATTGAGATGCAAGAGAACTTCATCAAAGATCTTGACAAGAGTGGGAAAGATCGTATTAAGAGAAAAGAAGAAAATATTCAAACGATTGAGAATGAAATTGACGAATTAACCACTGATAATGAAGCTACTTTGGTAATGATTGAAAAAGATCTTCAACCAAAGTTGGAAGAACTTACTAATACAAATTCAACTCTTAAAAAACTAAATCAAATCAAGGCTAAATTAGAACAAAAGATCCAAACACTGGTATCTGAACATAAGTTTTTTCAGGAAAATACGGTTTGCCCTACATGTACACAGAGTATTGAAAACGAATTTCGCTTAAATAAGATTGTAGATATTGAGGAGAAATCCAAAGAACTCAATGATGGATATCAAGAACTGGAGGATGCAATCAATGTAGAACAGGAAAAAGATCAACAATTTTTATCTTATTCTACGGAGATTAACAGACTCAACAATGACGTTTCACATAACAATGTTAAAATTACTGGGCTTAACAGACAAATCAGAAATTTACGAAACGAAATTCAAGAAATTGCCGAACAAGTTCAAAATAGAAATTCTGAACGCAAAGCCCTTGAAAACTTAATATCGGATCTTGAAACATTAGAAAAAGAAAGATCCAAAGAAAAAGAACAAGTTAATTATTACGAGTTCGCTCATTCATTGATGAAAGATGGTGGGGTAAAGTCCAAGATCATCAAAAAGTATCTGCCTTTGATGAATCAACAGATAAACAAGTATCTACAGATGATGGACTTCTACATCAACTTCACATTGGATGAAGAGTTTAAGGAGGTTATCAAGTCACCAGTTCACGAAGATTTTAGTTATGAATCATTTAGTGAAGGTGAGAAGATGCGTATTGACCTTTCTCTTTTGTTTACCTGGCGGGACATTGCCAAACTTAGAAATTCGGCCAGTACAAATCTTCTCATCCTAGACGAAATTTTTGATAGTTCTTTGGATGGTGCAGGAACAGATTTCTTCACAAATATTATTCGGTATGTCATTCAGGATGCTCATGTGTTCGTAATCTCACACAAGACCGACGATCTCATGGATAAATTTGACAGGGTGATGAAATTCGATAAAGTAAAAGGATTCAGTAAACTCGTGTCATGACCACACCAAACTGGCAACACAACTCTGGGAAGCCCCAGAAACGAAAACTTAAACCGCAAGCACTGCGCCAGGCAAAAGCACGACTGGCCCAGTTCAAAAAGCGTCACATGAACCGCTCCAATGGGGCGGTTTCGTCATATTATGGCTGCATACGAAACAAAGTTCATGCCTGTTAATCACGAAGTCAAAGGTCAACTCGCCCGTCTTCTCGCAACGGAAGACCTTGTGGTGGAACACAAAAATGTTCCCACTGCATGTTTCAATGTGGATACTCGGGTTCTTACTCTTCCGATGTGGGAGAAAGCTTCCAACGCAGTGTATGACATGCTTGTTGGTCATGAAGTGGGTCACGCACTTTATACTCCCAATGAGGATTGGAGTAAGAAGTTTACGATTCCTCAACAATTCGTGAATGTGACTGAAGACGCTCGTATTGAGAAGATGATGAAGCGTCGTTATGCAGGTTTGAACAAGTCGTTCTTTGCGGGTTACAAAGAACTGCACGAGGATGATTTCTTTCAGATTAAGAATGATGATCTTTCTACCTACAATCTTGCTGACCGAGCTAATCTGTGGTTCAAGATTGGTGGGTTTACTCAGATCCCGATTGAACGGGGTGAGGAGATGGAAATAATCAATATGATTGCTGATGCAGAAACTTTTGATGATGCGATTGCAGCCGCAGTCAAACTCTACGAATATTGTAAGAAGAGTTTGAAAGAAGAAATTAAGATTGATGCATTTGATGATGTTCAATCCGCTCCTGGTGGATCTGATAATGCGCCTCAAGAGTATTCAAATCCTTCTGGGGAGGATGACCTTGAAACCTCTGGAGAAGGTGGCCAGGCGTCCTCTGATGGTCAATCGGAGGATAAGTCCGATAAACCCACTGAGAACAGCTCTAATCTTGGTGGTGAATCTGCAGAACCAGAAGTCAAAACGGCTGACAATCTTGAGGAAGCTCTTCGTGATCTTGTGAGTAACAATGGATACGAAAATGTTTATCTGGAACTTCCTAAACTCAATCTTTCTACAACGATTGCAACAAACTCTGAAGTTCATGAAGAAATCAATAACTGGTGGGACAAATCTGTGGAAAAACTTTCTCAATTGGATTATTCTAATCCGAGAGAACTTCTTTTTGGTAAAGTGGATAGTCAATATCGTGAGTTTAAACGTTCTGCCCAAAAGGAAGTCAACTACCTAGTGAAAGAGTTTGAGTGTCGTAAGTCAGCAGACTCCTATGCCCGTGCGACCACGGCTCGTACTGGTGTTTTGGATTGTTCTAAACTTCATACTTACAAATATAATGAAGATCTCTTTAAGAAAGTGACTACTCTTGCGAATGGTAAGAATCATGGATTGGTATTTGTTCTGGACTGGTCTGGTTCTATGCAAAATGTGTTGATGGACACTCTCAAACAACTCTATAACTTGATGTGGTTCTGCAAGAAAGTTGCGATTCCGTTTGAGGTTTATGCTTTTACTAATGAATGGCGCCGTTATGATTACGATGAAAATAATCGTCGGAAGCCTCTGTTGCCTCACTATGAAAAGAAACATGGATTGATTAATATTGATGAAGATTTTTCTTTGATGAATCTTTTTACCAGTAAAGTCAACAATCGTGTTCTTGAAGAACAAATGATCAACATCTTCAGGTTGGCTAAAGAGTTTCGTTATTCTTATAATGATGCTCCAGAGTATACTCATCCATCTCGTCTGACTCTTTCCGGAACTCCCTTGAATGAAACTCTGGTTGCTCTTCATCAGATTCTTCCTCAATTTCAACGTGAAAACAAACTTCAGAAAGTTCAATGTGTGATTCTGACTGATGGTGAAGCTGCTCCTTTGAAATTTCATAAAGAATTCAAAGGTCGTTTCGGTCATGACAGTGAAGAAGTTTATATCGGTTTGAATAGTGTTGGATCTAATACGATTCTTCGTGATCGTAAGATCGGTTGTACTTATAAACTGGAAGGTGAATTCATTACGTTCACTGATATTCTTCTGCGTCATCTTCGGGACAAGTTTACTGATGTGAACTTCATTGGTATTCGTGTTCTAGAAGGTCGGGATGCTGGAAACTTTATTCGTCGTTATTACGAAACCGCAGACTACTCTACTGGATATTATCAACAAAACAAAGAATACGATCGGATTATGGATGATTGGCGCAAGAATAAATCCTTTGCGATCAAGAAATCTGGGTATCATGTATACTTTGGACTTTCTGGTTCTGCACTTTCCAATGATGTAGAGTTTGAAGTTTCGGATGATGCAAGTAAAACTCAGATCCGATCTGCGTTTGCTAAGTCACTGAAAGGTAAAAAGATGAATAAGAAAGTTCTTGGAGAGTTTATTGAACTTATTGCCTAATAAATACTTAAAAAAGTATTTGTAACAATGAACTTACAAGATTTGCAGGAAGCTTATAATCAGGTTCATCAACTTGATGAAGCAGTAAAGGGAGAATCTTCAGATAGAAGAAGAGACCTTGCAGCTCAAAGAAGAGAAGGTCATAGACCACTTTCTCCTTCAAAGGGAAGAGCCAATGCTGCAAAAATGAAACAGGATATTGAGTATTTTGATAAAAAAAATACAAATGAAAAGTTTGACCTCTACAATGTAATTCTTTCATACCTTCTTGATGAAGGATTTGCTTCAACTGAAGAAGCCGCAGATAAGATTATTCTCAATATGAGCGAATCCTGGTTTGAAGATATTATGGAAAGAAATCGTTATGAAAAAGAAACTGGTAAGGACTATAAAACTGGTAAAGAAGTAAAGAAGGGCGGAACAATGGGTGGTGACGATCTTGATTCAAAGGTCATGAGACACATGCACAAGGTTATGGGTGCTGGTAGAATGGGTGCTGGTGGAGCCATTCAAGAAAGAGGAAAGAAAAAAGAGAAAGGTAAGAAACCTCCCGAAGCGGGTGAGTATGGATCAGAAAGAGAATCGCCAGCACAAACGGTAGCAAAACGCCGTGCGGACAAAAAACGAGGCGAAGAACTGATGCACTCTACTAGAGATTGATTAAATAAAATTGTTGCAGTATTTTGAGGTTTATTTTTCATGAATTTGTTTTGTCAAGAAAAATTTGTGAATTTTACTTTTACTCTAGAAAATGGTAAATCTCTCAGATTATCTTATGTGTTACAACCAAATAGTTTGAGAGAAAAATGGTTGAAGGAAGTTAAATCACAACAGAAAGTGGGAG